TTCTTCAGGAGTTTCTTCAGGAGTTTCTTCAGGAGTTTCTTCAGGAGTTTCTTCATCTTTAGGTTCTTCAGTTTCCATAGATTTAATGAAAGCATCAACATCACTTTTATTTATTTTAAAAGGTATGCTACCTAAATCTCCAAACATTAGTTGTGCTTCAATTTCTACATCTTCTACTTTTTCTTCAGTTTCCTCTGTTTCAGGTTCTTCTGTTTCAGGTTCTTCTGTTTCAGGTTCTGGTTCATCTTGCTTTTCATCTCTAGCAATAACATTAGTTTCTGGATAAGCTGCTCTTGTAACAACACTAACATCATATAATCTAGAAACATTATTAATAGTTCTTAATGTGGAACCATCTTCTAATTTAGATTTTTCAAAATCTTTTTGATTTAATATCATAGCAAAAGACATTTGAAATAAATCACCTCTACTAACTAACTCATGTGTATCATTAGCATATGACACGTTAGCTAATTCTGCTCTAAATTTTAAACCAATATCATCAGATTCTAAAACTAAAGTTTTATTACTAGTCCTAGCCATAACATTATCATTTTTATGGTTAAATACCAATACAACATCTAGATCATTAGAGTTAAGAACATTATCAAATGCACCTCTTTTTATTTCTTCAAAATAAAATCCAGAATAGTCCATTATATAATGTGATCTAGTATTATACAAAGCAGCATAACCTTCTAAATATTTGCTACCGTCTTCATTATTACCAGCACGAAAAATTTGTTTTTCTGGATTAAAATATATTCTTTGTTTTTTCATTTTATTAATTTATTTTAAATTTACAGTTAATAAGCCTTTTCAGGTTCATCTTTCTTATATGTATAGTATACGTAATTATTCATTATTCGTTTTTAGTTTCTTTTTCGAGTTTATTAAGTTCTTCTGGAATAGGTAGACCTTCTTTATCTGCTATTTGAGAGGCTGTCATAACACCTAATTCATTCATTGTTTTATAATAATTTAATTTAGTTGTGGTGTCCATAACTATTAACACATTTGAGTCGAAATCAATATACAGTCCTTCTTTAAGTTCTTTTCTAGAGAATAGTTTATTTTCTATCTCACGTTTATACATGAAAATAGTATTTGATAATGCTGATTTAAAGTTTTGTTGTTCATGTTCTAAATTTGAATATTTAGAATATTCATAAACACCAACCATATAAGGAGGGATTCCAAAATAACCTGCTATTCTAGCAGCATCAAACTTAGATGAATTTATAAACTTTTCATCTACAGAAGTTAATTCTAATTGTTGAATTTCAGAATAAGGAGGTAGTTTGACCCATTTTCCACTATTAGAAACACCTGTTTGATTTAAATCAAACTTTTCCATAGATTCACGCCATGCTTTTTGTTGTGTATTACCATCAGGTATTGTAGATTTAATATAAGCAGGAGAAAATGCATTATTTTCAAAATAAGTATCTTCAGTTGTATCTCTTTTCCATGTTTTTGATACTTGTAACCTTATAGCTTCAATAGGATTCAATCCCATAACACCGTCAACACTATCCATTTTAAAATGGAGCATATCATCATTTTTTATAACATCAAATTTGCCTTTTTCAGCACCATATAAAATATATAAAAGCTTTCCTTCACTAGAATATTTATATCCCTTCACTTTAGAAGAAGGGATTAATTCTAATTTAGTTGCTCTTCCATTAGTACCCCAATGTATATGAACATATGAGTTACCTCTCATTAATCTATTATACTCTACAGCTAACCAAAAAGCTTGTCCAGTTATATTACCATCTGGAGAATAATAAAGTAAATCATATCGATAATCATCTACTAAGTTCTTATTACTTTTATCATTACTATTTAATATTCTAATTGGTATTCTTGAAAAACCATTACTAACAACTTTAAAACAAGTCATAACAACAGATACTTTAGATATGTCAGTTGTAGCATCAAATTTGTTCTTATTAGTACCATACATCAATGGTCTTATAATATTATCAACAAAATCAGAAGTTATACCTAAATAAATTCTATCCCAAATTCCTTTTAAACCTTTATCAAACATAGTTTAGTTTATTTTACTATTTATATATATATCCTTTAAATATTCGCATATATTTTAGCGAAATCAACACCTTCAGATACTTTATTATCTAGATATGCTCCCATTGCCATTGCATTTGATATCCCAGCATCAATAGGATTAGCATTTTTATCTTTTACAAACTTTTGATTTTCGTTTCTGCCTATTTCTAATACTATATTATTAAATTGCCACAAAACACATGGGTTATAATCAAAAGTAAATTGCTCATCAATTATTTTTTGTTGCATTGTTTTAATAGGATTATTATAATGAGTATGCCACTGAGGGAAACCAATACATTTTATTCCATAATCTTCTAAATTTGGTATTATATCTCTTTTATTATATGGGTCATATTTGACTTCAATAATATTAAAATCTTTATCCCATATTTTAAAATAATCAAATATTTCATCATAATCAATGGACGCTTTCTTGCTTTGTATAACATAATTTTGTTCAACCCATTGTGGTAATGAATATCCACCATCCCATGTTTTTTCTTGTTTCTCTTTATTGTAAAATAAGTATGTAAATGAATAAAAATTATTGTCTTGAATAATGTAAGCAGATGGGTCTTGATTTAATCTAATACCAGATGCATCTGTTGGATGAAATAACAATGTGATACTAGCAAAGTCTTTTACCTTAGCAAAATCACCAGCCATGTAAACATCACTACCTTTAAAATCATTAATATCTAATTTATGAGATGCTTTTTCAAGTACAGGTTTTGCCATCCAATCAGAAGGCTCTTCAGTGAATATATTCAAATGCTTTGTTAAATAATTAGCTTTTTGTAATGGAGATTGTTTAGATTGTAATTGTTTAACTCTTAAATCAGCTCTCATTGGTAGTATCTCTTCAATACTGGGGTTTGCTTTTATCCAATTAGCTTCATTATTATAATCATCATCATCATCTAATGTGTATAATAAGTAAAAATAACTGTCATCTCTTTCTATTTTACTTTCTAATTGGTTCTTTCCAATGTCAACTAACTCCTGACATATACTTTTATCAATAAAACCAGCTGTTGTAATAGCAAACATCATAGGGTTTTTCCGTCCTATGGTACCAGATTTAACTGCATTATATAATTTCCAATCAGGATAAAGATGTATTTCATCCAATATTCCACAACTTGGCTTTAAACCTTCTACCCTATTTTCATAAGGAGCAAAGGCTTTTAAATATCCTGGTTTACTCTTATCTCTAAATGTTATTTTTTGTCTACTATCACTATGACCTGTTGATATCAATCTTTTTCTTAAATCAGGACTATTATGAACTATATCAGAAGCAGCTCCAACAGCAATCATTGCTTGAGTCTTATTACTTGCAACTAATATAGATTGTGGACTAAATTCTCCATCTGCAATAAGAAAATATAACTGTAAGGCTGCAGCAAAGGTAGTTTTACCGTTCTTTTTTGCTATAAACAAAAATACAGATTGAACCATCCTAGTATCTGTATCTTCTCTATAAAAACCAAATAAAGCTAACAAAAGAAATATTTGATAATCAAACATCATAAATCTTTCATTTGGATTTATATTCAAATAATAAAAGAACTTAAATATTTTATCAACTTTATCTTTATTAAAATAGATATCAGTTCTCTTTAAGTCTAATTTATATTCTTTAACAGCTAATTTAATCCATTTGTTTGTTACTAGAGTCCCATCAGTAACACTATTGATATAAGATTCACCTCTTTTCCAACAATCTTTTACGTATTCCTCTTTTGACATTATTTGCTAAAGTCTTTTTCAAATTCATCATCCTTATCAGGAAGTTCTAAACTTAGTTTGCTTCGTTCTCTTGGTGAAATACCTAATGCCTGAAATAAAGATTTTAATTCTTTCATACAATTTGTATAAACTATCACACTTTGGTTCCTTACATAATAAGGCTCTTTATCTGGATTTTGTGTTATGTTAATTTTATATCCTTCATTTTTTATATCAACTTTACATTGTTTAATTAAAGCTATATTAAATAACAATTCATTTATTAAGATGTCATCACTTTCATTATAGTTTCCTTTTGATATCAAAAATTCTTTAATAGATTTCTCAAGTTTTTCATTAGATATTCTCATATACATATAATTATTTTTGTTATAAGTATTTATTTATATATTTAGATAATACTTTTCTCTCTGTCCTTAGTGTTTTTTAGCACTTCTAGTCCTTTCAATTCTCCGGTTTGGTTTCCTATTATTTTCTTATTTGGGTACATTCCCTGTATTTGTTACAAAGTTAAAACGTAACTAAAAACAAGAGAACTACCTTATTGAGTTGGAAGGTTTTGTTTATAAAAACGTATATTAAACAACTAGTTA